GGGATAAAAAAAACGATGATTTACAGACTTCAAATAGAATTTCAAAATCATACAAGTACATTGGTGAAGTTTCAAACGATGATACTTCAATAATTAGATTTAAAAGCGATGTTTATAAAGATGTAGCACAAAATCAAATATCAATGTTTTAACTATCTAAACTCATTCTAAATTACCCCTACCTATTGCAACAACAAAAGTAATAGCTTAAATTTGATAAACTTTAAAAAATATAAATTATGGACAACGAAAAATTATTAACAAAAGAGCAAATTCAACCAAATAAAATAAACCAAGTATTAACAAATAAATTTAATGAAAAAGAAATAATTGATGATTTTGGTTTTACTGGAGAATATAGATTATCTCAAAAAGATATTTTAGATATAATAATTGAATTAAATATTGTTGAATAAAAACAAATAACTATGACATATTTAGACTTCACAAACCAATTAAGCGGTTACACCTTTTGGAAAGGCAACCGACAAATTTACAGATTTGAAATGTATTGGAGCGGTTTAACACCGAAAGAATGTTTTGATAAATTTGATACGAGGGTTATAATAAAAGAACCAGTAAATTTGAATTAAGATGAGTAACTTACCTAAAATAAAAGATTTATATTCCGACATTACAATAGCACAAAAAAACGATGCCTTTGTAACGTTAATGAATCAACAACCAAAAACGGAATGGATAAAAGTACACCCATTTATTAAAAACTATAAATATCTACCTATTGAAAGAATTGAGTTTCTTTTAAAGACTATTTTTAAATCATACAGAATTGAAGTATTAAGAGAGGGGACAAGTTTTAACGGAGTTTTCGTAGTTGTGCGTGTTCATTATTTACACCCGTTAACTAATACTTGGGAGTTTCACGATGGAATAGGTGCAAGTCAATTACAAACTGCAAAAGGCACAAGTCCAGCAGATTTAAATAATATCAATAATGGTGCTTTAAGTATGGCTTTCCCAATGGCAAAAACAATAGCGATAAAAGACGCTTGCGACCACTTCGGAAACTTGTTTGGAGCAGACTTAAATCGTAAAGATGTTATTAGTTACGATATTGATTTAACATTAATTGAGTTAACACCTGAGCACCCTAATTGGGATAAAGTAAAAACCGCAATACAAAGTGGAAACTTTACAATTGAGCAAGTTAAATCTAAATATACTTTGTCTAACGAAAACGAATTATTATTATGTTCAAAATAAGAGCAAGTGCTGGAGGTAAGTTAATGACCGAGCCACGTAGCAAAACAGAAACACTTTCAGAAACCACAAAAACATACGTTTACGAATGGTTAAAGGAGCAAATTTACGGAGTTCGTAAAAACATTCAAAACAAGTATTTAAGCAAAGGTTTGAAATTAGAAGATACCGCAATAGATAAATCAATAGAGTGGTTAGATTTACCATTTACTTTAAAGAATGAGCAGTTTTTTGAAAACGATTTCTTTTGCGGAACACCCGACTTAATCGTAGATGGTATTGTTTACGATACCAAATGCAGTTGGGATTGTTTTACGTTCCCTTTATTTGATAATGATATACCTACAAAAGATTATTATTATCAATTGCAAATTTATATGGAGTTAACTGGTTGTAAAAAAGCTAAATTAGTTTACGTTCTTTTAAATACACCCGATGAGTTAACGTATGAGGAAAAACATAACTACGATAATTTAGATAAAAAATATCGTATAAAAACTTTTGATGTTGAATATGATGCAGAAGTTATTGAAAAATTACAAAATAAAGTATTACAAGTAAGAGAATTTATAAATCAATTAAATTATTAATTATGGGGAGTTTATCCAATGTTTACATTAAAAAAGAAACTTTAGAAGTATTGCTAAAAACACTAAACACTAAAGGAGAAAAAGGAGTTAGTATTGATATTTCTATTAATGAAACGTCAAACGATTATGGACAAAATTTGTCCGCTTACGTTTCACAAACTAAAGAGAAAAGAGAGGCAAAAACGACTCGTTACTACGTAGGTAATGGAAAATGTTTTTGGACTGATGGAGTTATTAAAGTAGCTGAAAAGAAAACCGAAGTACACACCGCAGAAGTTATAGATAATAAAGCGGAAACTAATGATTTACCATTTTAACTAAAAAATCAATCCGAATTGCTTTGTAGTTCGGATTTTTTTTGTAGATTTGTAAAACTATTGTTCGGGCAGGTTCGATAGTAAGAAAGATATTTTAAAGAAGCTCACAAAAGTAAGTCCTGCCCGACTGAAATTGTGGGCATTTTTTATACAATGAAAAAAATATTATATCCACATCAAGAGGATTTTTTAAACGAAATATTTGAAAAGATAAAAGTAGTTAATAGACTTTGTGCCCAATTGCCTACTGGGGGAGGTAAAACGGTTGTTTTTACAGAGTTAGTTTCAAGGTTAAATTCAAAGACTTTAATATTAGTAGATAGTATTGATTTAGTAAATCAAACAGTTGATACATTTAAAAAGCAAGGTTTAGACGTTGGTTGTGTTTTAGCTGGACAAAAAAAAATGCCTGAAAACTTAATAATTGTTGCAATGGTAAAAAGCCTTTGGAACAGAAGAAAAAAAATACCTAAATTTAATTATTGTATAGTTGATGAGGCGCATATTTGGGAGTTTAATAAATTATTTGATTATCTAATTAATTGCAAAATAATAGGTTTTACAGCTACACCAGTGAGATTAAAGCGATATAAAATTAATGATTTGCAAACAGCGGTTGAAACAATGTCTGATGTTTACGATGATATTGTTGTTGGCAAATCTATTAAATGGTTAATGGATAACGGATATTTAATACCTGAAAAAAATGAATATATTGAGTTTGATAGTTCACCATTAAAAACAGATGCAAGTGGCGAATTTACAGCATCAAGTTTAAAAGAAGTATTTCAAAGTGAAAGTTATAAAACATCATTAAGAAAAACTTTTGACAAAATTTGTGATGGTAAAAAAACTATGATTTTTACAAGTTCAACAGAAACAAATGCTATTTATGCTGAATTATTTAAAGATAAAAATGTAAAAACTTATGACAGCGTAAACAATGAAGCTAAAGAACGTCAAGAAGTTGTCGAGTGGTTTAGAAATGAAAGAGACCCAGTTTTAATAAATACTGGTTGCTTTACAAAAGGTTTTGATGTTTGTGATGTTGAAGTTATTTTAATAGCACGTGCAACAAAATCATTATCATTGTTTATTCAAATTGCTGGAAGAGGCGCAAGACCTACAAAAAAAATAGAAAAACCATATTTTACATTAATTGATGGTGGTAACAATAATGATGAGCATCAAGTTTTTAGTTTTGAGAGAGATTGGAGAAAAATATTTTTTGACAAACAAATAAAGAACATAATTGAAGAAATGCAGGATTGCGTTGATTGTGATTTTATGTTTCCCAAAAAAGAAAAAATTTGTCCTAATTGTGGTAAAGAAGTTGAAATAGAAGAAATAGAGCAAGAGGATAAACCTGAAAAACTTTTTGAAATAAAAGGTAAAAAAAATAAACCCGAAATACCTACAATTGATTTGAACTTCTTTTTAAATAAAGGTTCAACAAAGTATGAAGTTTTGAAAATATTAAAGCAAAAATGGATTAAATTTTTATGCATTGTTGAAATTAAAAAAGAAACTTTTATTTATCATAGGAGAAATTTACAATTTAAACAAAAATTTGACTTATATTTAAGACCCGTTTATTTTAAAATAATAGGTTCAATTTTAAAAGATAGTAAGCACGTTAAATATAGTTCATTCACTGAAAAAATTTTAGACGAAACATTTAATAAAAAATATGGAAACAATTAAATTAAGCAGTTACCAAAACAAAGAGGACAAAAATAAAATTGATATTGATTTATCATATTATATTGATGTTGTTAAAAATGGAAAATATCAAGATATAATTTTAAAAGCACGTTCTATTAAGAATGATGAAAAATTATACAAACAACTTAAAAACGAAATGCCTTGCGTTACTGGTTCAGCAATAATGAATCAAGGTTCTAAAGTTGAAAGTAATATAAAAGAGTTAAACGGATTAATTGTTATTGATATTGATGATGAAGTTGATATTGATACTATTACAAAAATAAACAACGATAAATATACTTTTATTTCTCATCGTTCTTTTGGCGGTGATGGAGTTTGTATTTTTGTAAAAATAAATCCGAATAAATTTTTAGAAAGTTTTAATGACTTAGGTCAATACTATTGGGATAATTTTAATTTAACAATTGACCCAAGTTGTAAAAATAAAAATCGTTTACGTTTTTTTAGTTATGACCCTTATTTATTTTATAATGAAAGTGCTAAAAAATTCATAGCAAAATCAAAAATAGAAAAACCAAAACATAAAGAAAATTTTGTTTTTGTCCAAGATGATTTTACGCAAGTACTTGAGAAATTATCAACTATTGATTTATGTCAAGATGATTACCAGCGTTATGTTAATATTGGTTTTGCAATTGGTTCAGAGTTTGGAGAAAGTGGTTTAAATTATTTCAAAGCTATTTGTCAAAATGGTTCAAAGTACGACCCTAAAAATATTGAAAAACACTATAAAAACTTTTGTAAAAAAGGTAATATTACTATTTCAACTTTTTATCATTATGTAAAAGAACAAGGGATAGAAATTTACAGCGACAAAACAAAAAAAACTATAACAACAGTTGCCTCACAAAAAGCACAAGGAACACCTACAATTGAAAGTGTAAAAAAACATATTACAGAAGTTTTAAAAATTGATAATCCTGATGAAAATTTAATTAAAAAATTAATTGAATCAAATGTAAAATATCACGTTGAAAATGAAGAAACAGAAGTTAATCAATTAAAGAATTTTATAAAAGAAAACTTCAACCCTATTCGTGATAGTATTACAAATGAAATTTTTATTAATAAAGTAGTATTAGATGATACTAAATTAAATAGTATTTATTTTTCTTGTAAAAATTGTTTACCTTTTGGAGTTTCAAAAAGTGATGTTAGAGATATGATAAATTCAGAGGCAACGGAAACATTTAATCCATTGAATGAATTTTTTAAAGTAAAAGAATTTGAAAGCGGTTTAATTGAAAAATATATTAATTGTATAGAACCAAAAAGCGATTATAATATTTGGGCGTTTAAAAAGTGGGTAGTAGGTTGTGTTCATAATTGGTTAGCACCTATAAACGAGCCAAAAGTAAGTCCGTTAACTTTAGTTTTATGCGGTCAAAAACAAGGTACTGGAAAGACTTCATTTTTTAGAAATTTATTACCTAAAGATTTACAAAAATATTTGATAGAGCACAAAATAGATAGTAAAGATAAAGACAGCGTTTATAATTTAGTTAAAGGTTTATTAGTGCTTGATGACGAGTTTGGTGGTTTGGCTACACGTGATGTAAAAGATTTTAAAAAAATAGCAGATGCAAATCAAATTGATATAAGGTTGCCTTATAGTGCTTTTTACTCAAAAATGAAAAGGCGCGCCTCTTTATGTGGAACAAGTAACGAGAGCGATGTTTTAAAAGACGTTACTGGAAATAGACGTATATTACCTATTAATGTAGAAAGTATTGATTATGATACTATGATTAAAATTGATACTGATAGTTTGTGGCGTGAAGTTTTTAAAATTTATAGAGAAAATTCTTTTGATTGGAAAATATACAGCAGTGAAGATTTTAATTATTTAGAAGAAAATACACGTAAAAATATAGAGATTATGCCAGTAGAAGAATTATTTTTTAGTAGATTTTCTATTGAGAAAACAGACGTTTTTACAGAATATAGAATATTAAATCAAGGCGAAATAATGAATTACATAAACGCAACAACAGCTACTAAAATAAATAAATTTGAATTAAAAGATATTTTTACAAAAAATAAGCTGGTTTATAAAAATCACAAAACAAATTTAGGTCAAAAAAAGGGAGTTATTTTGTATGCTAAATATCAAAACACAGAAGAAAACACAGAAGATGTTCCATTTTAGGTAACTGGTTACCTAAAAGTTACCTAAAAGTTACTTGCTAACTTATTATAAATCAACAAAGTTACCTAAGTTACCTATTTTTAATAAATAAACTATGTATAATATAATATATTACTTTTATTTATGAAATAATGAAAAATATAATTTAAATCTATGTAAAATAAATTGATTTTCGTTATTTTGGTAACTTTGTTGAAAATCAAATAATTAACTATTAATCGGTTACCTTTTTTAAAATTATGACAGAATCACAAATACAACAGCAAATTATTATTTTTGAAAATAATAATTACTCAATCAAAGGTGAAAGCCTTATTTTTGCAGTACCAAATGGAGGCACAAGAAACATACTTGAAGCAAAACTTTTAAAAGCCACTGGAGTTATGGCTGGAGTTTCAGATTTAATTTTGGTACTTAAAAATAAAATTTACTTTATAGAATTGAAAGCAGAAAAAGGAGTTCAATCAGAATTACAGAAAAAATTCCAAACTAAAATAGAAAAATTAGGATTTGAATATTTAATTTTTAATTCACTTGAAAAATACAAATTATGGCGACAACTAAACAACCATACGCATTAGACCCGAATACTAAATTAAAACTAATTGCGATACATAAAACCACGTCGGAAGAATTTACAAAAGAAATCACATTCCACGAATACCAAACACTAAAAAGAAACAAAAATTATTATTATAAAGCGGTGCAAGTTATTTAGACTAATTCTAAATTTAAAACAAACGTAAAAGATAATAAAATTATTAGTAAATTTGCTTTAACGTCCTGCGGCTATACGAGGTTGTTGCCGAATTAAAAACCGACCTCACAAACACAAAC